ACCAAATCAGGTCACAACATTTCATTCATGCGACAGGATCAGTGATGCCATATTTCATTCAGAAAGATCATCCTGATTGTTCAGGATGGGCAACAGTGAAAGCCGATGGTGAATTGCTTGGTTGCCACATGACAAAACAAGATGCGATTGATCAGGCTGTTGCTGTTGCACTTTCTGAGGGTTCAACATTTGATGGCGAACTGCGAGAACTGCCACAGAACTACAGACCAGCAACAGCAGCAGATGTGCCAGAAGGAAGAGCGTGCGGAAACTGTGCGTTCTTCAATGAAGAAAAACTTGCTGAAGATGGTCGCGCTTTCTGTGAACAATGGGATGAATATGTGCAAGGAGGGTTCTATTGCAACGCATGGAAACCTAAGAATGCATATCGGCAGGATGGTGCTTCTACTCCTGCACCGAAAAAGGATCAGATCACAGGCAGTGACACCAATCCTGCAGGTTCTGCTTCTGGCAAATCTGGTGGAATTGAAATCAGTGCCGAAACAGAAACAGCGTTGCAAAACAAAGTTGATGAACACAACAAAACGATGCGTGAAGAAAACAAACCTGAATGGACACGCACAACGATGGGTGCAGTGAAGGCTGTGTATCGGCGTGGTGCTGGTGCGTTCTCGACTTCTCACCGGCCAAACATGACTCGAGCGCAGTGGGCTTTGGCTCGAGTGAATGCGTTCTTATATCTGGCAAGAACTGGCGCACCAGAAAACGCGAACTATGTCACAGATAACGATTTGTTGCATGAAGATCATCCACGCTTTTCGCAGATGCGTTCGGTGCGTGAAGTGCGTTCTGTTGATTTGTCTGCACCAGAGTTCATGCGAGCAAACGCACGCAGAGGATTGCGCTTGTATGCTGAAGGTAAAGGTGGCGATGGCCTAGTTCCACAAACAATCACGGATGCACGCAGAATGGCTGCAGGTGAAATCAGTGAACAGAAATGGCGCAAAATCAATGCATGGATTGCGCGCCATCTTGTGGATTTAGAAGCAGTCGAAGATGGCGAAATCACTGCAGGTGTGGTTGCACATTTGTTGTGGGGATCGGGTGCGACACGCTCAGAAGCGTTACGGACTCAGGCTTATGCGAAACGGATCATTGATCAGTTGGATGCTGAGGAACGAAGCCTTGAATACAACATTCATGCGTGGACACACAAGCAGTGGTTGTTGTATGACGCGCTAGAAGAGATTGCTGAGCGCACAGGCAAATGGGTGAAGGATGCCTATGGTGATGGCGCACACTATGTGGAAGAGTCACCGTTTCAGGATGAAGGTTTGATCTGTGCGAACTGTGCTTTCTATCAAGGTGGTCAGGCTTGCGAAATTGTTGAAGGTGGAATCAAACCGAATGCAGTGTGCAAGTTTTGGATCATCCCAAATGTGTTGATCACTGATCAACGGTTGCGTTCTGGTGAAGCATATGGTGGCATGACAAGCAACATGGATGATGATTTAGAATCAGATGAACCAGATGATTTGGATGGTGAGTGAAAATGGAAATACGCAAAATCAATGTGCAAGATTTCGAGATACGCGAAAATGGCGATGGGATGTCTTTTCGTGGATACGCTGCAGTGTTCAATTCTCCTTCTGAACCGTTGCCATTCACGGAAACAATTCGTGCTGGCGCGTTCGGCAAATCGTTGCGTTCGCGTGCCACAATCAAAATGTTTTTGAACCATGACAGCACACTTGTTCTTGCTTCCACACGAAGCAAAACTTTGAAACTTACCGAAGATTCAACAGGTCTGTTAGCTGAAGCACAACTGCCAGACACCACCTATGCACGCGATCTGGCTGTGTCCATGAAGCGTGGCGATGTTGATTCCATGTCTTTCGGTTTCACTGTTCCTTCTGGTGGGGATCGCTGGTCAGATGATGGAATGACACGCGAACTGCGCCAAATCAAACTGCATGAAGTTTCTGTTGTAACTGGTTTTCCGGCATATGCTGCAACAACTGCACAAGTGCGTTCCATTGATGCGCTTGCACAACGCACGGGTTCTGATGTGGATCAACTTGCTGATGCGCTCACCATTCTTGAAGCAGGAATGAATCTGACTGAAGATCAAGCATCGTTGCTCACGGAAACAGTTTCGAAGTTGCGTAGTGATCCAACTGCGCCTGTTGCACTCGATATCAAGCGGAAGCAACTCGATCTTCTTCTAAATAAGATCAACTAGTTGCACACAACATTTTTTTGATGTTGAATTGATGATGTGTCTGTGTCCCACAGCACGCTGATGTTGTGCGTGTCCCACGCCTATCAAAACACATATCCATTTCTATCCATAAGGAAAATCAAATGTCTTACATTGACAAGCAAATTGAAATCCGTCAGCGTGCATGGGAAGAGGCAAAAGCCCTTCTCGATCATGCAGAAGCTGAAGGTCGCGATCTTTCTGGCGAAGAGTCAGAAAAGTATGATCGCATCACGAAAGAACTTGAAGAGCGTGCAGCCACGATCAGCAAGTTGAAGTCAGATGAAGAGCGTGAAGCAAAGTTTGCTGCTGCTGCATCTGGAATCGAATCACAAGTTCGCAATGCTGCACCTGCACACAATGGTGATGCCGATCTGATCCGCGCCATTGCGCGTGGTGAAGTTCGTGGTGCAACTTTTGAACAGCGTGATGTGACAACGGCCAGCACTGGCGCACCTGTACCAACTTCGTTCTTCAACGAAATCATGCGTCACATGGTTGTTGCCGGCCCGATGCTGGAAGTTTCAAACATCATCCGCACTGCTGGTGGCGAGAACCTTCAAATCCCACGCTCGAACGCATACAGCACTTCTGCTGCTGTTGCGCAAGGTTCAGCATTTGCTGAAAGCGATCCAACCTTCCAATCGTTCTTGACGCTTGGCGCATACAAGCATGGATTCCTTGTGCAAGTGTCGCGTGAAATGGTTGAAGATTCTGGTGTTGATCTTCTTGGCTTCCTCGCAGAGCAGGCCGGAATCAGCATCGGTGTTGCAATCAACACTGCACTCACCACTGGTACAGGTAGCAATGCACCAACGGGAATTGTCACTGCAGCCGGAACTGGTGTCACTGGTTCAACAGCTGTAACCGGTGCGTTCACTGCAGACAACCTCATTGATCTTGCATACAGCGTGAACAGTGCATACCGGCGCATGCCCAACACTGGTTGGCAGATGCGTGGCACAACCATTGCTGCAACACGCAAGTTGAAGGACACTTACGGCCAGTATCTGTTCCAGCCATCGCTGCAAGCAGGTCAGCCTGATCAACTTCTTGGTTATCCAATTTGGGAAAATCCAGATGTTGCTGCTGTTGGCACTGCTGTTAAGTCTGTGCTGTTCGGCAACTATCGCCAGTATCATGTTCGCCTTGCAGGTGGCATCCGTTTTGATCGTTCGGATGATTACGCATTCGCGAACGATCTCATCACATTCCGCGCTGCGGTTCGTGTTGATGGTGGCCTTGCACAGCAGGGTGGCGTGAATGTGTTCTTGGGTGGTGCTTCCTGATTTAATCGGGAACAATCCAGTTCAAGAAGTAGGATTTGGGTGGCAGTACGCGCAGGACTGCTGCCCATTTTCTATTTCTTGGAGGAAGCGTGAATGCTGGTAATAATCAGAAACACACCAATGGATTTGCCGGAACTGGAAGCGCAGTTTCTGCTTCGAGCAGGATTGGCGCACTTACCAGAAACGCGACCATCAAAACGAAAGAGCAACTTAGAATCCTCTGGTATTCCAACGCACCTTTCACAGCCACAGGCTATGGAGTCCAAACAGCAGACATCATCACGCGTTTCAAAGAAAAAGAACACGAAGTAGCAGTTGCAGCGAATTATGGTTTGGCCGGTGCGCCTTCCATGTGGAATGGAATCAAAATCTTTCCAACAGGTTCTGCACCATATTCGGATGATGTTCTTGCAGCGCATTATGCGGAATGGACACACGGAAGCAAACTGCCGAATGTGTTGTTCACATTGTTTGATGTGTGGGTATTTAACACTTCTTTTTTGCAAGATATTCCACGCATCGTTTCGTGGACTCCGATTGATCATGTTCCGATTCCACCAAGAGTTTTGAACTGGTTACACCAACCGAATGTGACACCAATGGCGATGTCAAAGTTTGGTTTGGATTTGATGCATAAAGCAGGTCTTGATGCTGTTTATGTTCCGCATGGTATTGGTGATACTTTCAAACCTACTTCTCGATCTGTGTTCGGTACAGGTCGAGAACTGATGCAAGTGGAAGATGACAAGTTTGTTGTGATGATGAACAGTGCAAACAAAGGTGCTGCACCTTGTCGCAAAGCGTTCGGTGAAAATCTTCTTGCGTTTTCCATATTTGCTGCAGACAAACCGGATGCTGTGTTGTATTTGCATACAGAAGATCGTGGAACACAAGGTGGAATCAATCTGCTTGCATTGTGCAAAGCTGTTGGTTTGCGTGAAGATCAAGTTCGGTTCGTGGATCAGTACGCATACAAGATGAACATTGCACAAGATGTTCTTGCTTCTCTTTACACTGCGTCAGATGTTTTGTTGGCGTGCAGTATGGGTGAAGGTTTTGGTGTGCCTGTGGTGGAAGCGCAAGCGTGTGGAACTCCGGTGATTGTTTCTAATTTCACTGCACAACCGGAACTGGTTGGTGATGGTTTTGTTGTTGATGCACAGCCATCGTGGGATGCTGCACAGGATGCATGGTTTTGTGTTCCGTTTGTGAAACAGATTGTTGAAGCGTTGGAAACACAGTATGCGAAACCTCGAACTAGATCGCAGGATGCGATGAAGTTTGCTGATGATTATCGGTTCAGCAAAGTGTTTGATCAGTATTGGAAACCGTTCTTGAAAACGCTCGTATGAAACTGTTGTGGATTTCGCATCATCTTCCATCGGCCAATGTGCAAGGTGATCAATGGTTGCAAGGCGGTTTGCGTGGTGGCGCAGAAATGTCCGATGAAGAATATCTTGCTGGCGCACCTGATGATGTTGATGTGTGGCGTGTTCATCCTGAACAGTTGATTGGTTTGGATGTTCGAGAGTTTGACAAGGTATTGATCACTGGCACTGATCTTTTGACGGAACTGCAAATGCAATTTTTGGCGAAGTTCAAGCCGATGGTGTTTGTGCATCATCAGCAGACACGCACGCATGGCAGGCAAGTTTTGTTGGAATCGGCTGATCCGTTTGTGTGTCACACTCCTGCACATTTGTCTGTTGAACAGCAGTGGTGCAACCTCGAGAACACAAAGCTGGTGTTGTCTGCTTTGAATGTTGATGATTGTTGGATTGATCACAAAGAACCGTTTGCTTTGTGGGCAGCACGCAACCATCCGTTGAAAGGCAAGAATCAAGCAGCGTTGTTTGCTGCGGAACATGATTTGCCTTTTCTTGCTGTGTCCGATTTGGCGCGTGATGAAGTGCTTGCGTTGATGGCTTCTGCGTCATGGTTTCTGCATTTTCCTTTGGCGTTTGAATCTGAGTGTCGCAGTGTGATGGAAGCAGTTCTTTCTGGTTGCACTGTGCGCACGAACGCGAATGTTGGTATCACTTCCTATGATCATTGGAATGATCCGCAATGGTTGTCTGATGAGATTGATTCTGCGCTAGAAAAGTTTTGGGGATTCGTATGCAGGTAGCAGTTCTGATTCCTACTTTGCGCAGATCGTTCAAGCTTCGTGCTGTGGCCAATAATGTGATGCAGTCCGATTCGCGTTGTGTGCCTGTGTTTATTTGTGAAGCAGATGATGAAGAAAGCATTGAATCTGTTGGCGAGATTGAAGGTGCGCAACTGGTGATCAATGTGCGTTCGCGTTCTTATGCCGGCGCAATAAACACTGCTGTGTGGTGGATGGATTCGGATTGGTTCTTTCTAGGTTCTGATGATTTGGATTTTCGTGCAGGTTGGCTTGATCATGCGTTGGCCATCGCAGATGGGTTTGATGTGGTTGGCACTAACGATTTGCACAATCCTGAAGTGTTGCGTGGTGAGCATTCAACACATTCGCTGGTGCGTGGATCGTATGCACGCAACGGTTGCATTGATGTTCCTGATGTGTGCCTGTTTGAAGGCTACAAACACAACTGGTGTGATACGGAGTTCATTCAAACTGCGATGAAGCGTGGCGTGTTTGTTCCGTGTCTCGATGCGGTTGTAGAACATAAACATTGGGCATGGCAGTTGGCTTCTATGGATTCAACTTATGACAAAGGGAAATTGTTCGAAGCAGATGATCGGCAACTGTTTTGGGGAAGGGAAAAATTATGGAATGGCATGTAACAGGTGCGAACGGTTTTATCGGTTCGCATGTTGTTTGGCATCTAATCAATCAAGGTGAAAAGGTTGTTGTGTATGGCACGAAGCCACCAACTGATCCTTTCCGTTTAAACGCATGGCAATCCACATCTGAACACAGGTTTATTGATCTGCGTTATGAATTGCCGGATTTCACTTCGGCTGATCGTGTGTTGCATTTCGCAGCTGATATGGGTGGTGTTGGATATTTCACTGCACACGATTACAAACCTTTCATCAACAATGCACGCATGACATTCAATGTGTTGGATGCTGTGCATAGGTATGAAACACCACGCACTTTCTTGGCTGCTTCAGCGTGCGCATATCCGATTGTGTTTCAACAATCGTTGCGTACCAGCAAACCGCTTGCGGAATGGATGTTGGATAGTGGCACACCAGATCAGATGTATGGTCGCGAAAAGTTGAACATGGTGATGTTGGCTGAACGATCAGATGTGGATGTGCGTGTTGGTTTGTTGCACACGATCTATGGCATCGGGCAAGAGTTCGAAGGTGAAAGGGTGAAGTTTCCTGTTGCTGCTGTGAAGAAGATTTTGAAAGCGCGTGACACTGGTATTGTTGAATGTTGGGGTACTGGTGAACAGTTGCGTTCATATCTTTATGTGGATGATGCTGTGCGCAAGATTCTTGCTGTGGTCAATGGCGACAATCGCAAGCCTGTGAACATTGGTTTCGCTGGCAACATTTCTTGCATTGATGTTTTGCGTTTGTGTGCAGACATTGTTGGTATTGATCCTGAATATGTGTTTTCTGCCGATAAGCCTTCAGGTGTTTTGAATCGTGACTGCAACAACGAACTGTTTGATTCGCTGTATGGCAACATGGACACGGTTGGATATCGGGATGGTTTCAGCAGACTGATTAATTGGTTGGGGTAGGATTGGCGCATGGCTTTGACTAACGCTTATTGCACTTTGAATGAACTGAAAGCAGCGTTGCGGATCACTGATGCAGTTGACGACACATTGCTAGAGAACTGCATTAATGCTTCCGCACGCTTGATTGATGGTTATGCGAACCGATATTTTTACAATGGTGGAACGGCCACCAGAATCTTCGCTGCAGAATCGGCAACTGTGTGCCAAACGAATGATCTTGCCGGAACTGTTGTCACAATCAAAACTGCTGCAACAGATGTGAAAGTTTATGACACCACATGGGATGTGACTGATTATCAATTAGAACCTTTGAATGGTGTGAGCGATGGCCAGTCGTGGGTATATACACGCATTCGTGCTGTTGGTGATTATCTGTTTCCAACATTGGATGATCAAGCATGGGTGCAGGTCACTGGTGTTTGGGGATGGACTGCTGTTCCACCACAGATCACACAAGCAAACATTCTTCAAGCTGCACGATTGTTCAAGCGTTACGATTCGCCACTTGGTGTTGCAGGTTTTGGTGATTTCGGTGCTGTGCGCGTATCGCGTGCACTCGATCCGGATGTTGCACAGTTAGTTGATCCTTTCCGCAGAATGGATTTCCTTGCATGAGTGCAACCATCAGCCAAGTGAAAACTGCGCTTGCCACGAAACTTGGCACGATCACAGGGTTGCGTGCTTACGCGTATCAGCCTGATTCACCTGCGTTTCCGTGTGCGATTCCTACACTTAATGAGATTCAATATCATGGTGCTATGGGTGCAGGTTTAGTGACCTACACTTTCACGGTTTCAATCATTGTGGGTCGCGTGTCTGAACGATCCAGCGAATCCAAGTTGAATGATTTCGCTTCCTATTCTGGTGCTTCTTCTGTGCGTCAGGTGTTGGAATTGGATGGTTCTCTTGGTGGTGTCGTTGCCGATACGCTGGTGAACAACGCAACCAACATCACATCCATAAGTTTGAATGATGCTGATTATCTGGTGATTGATTTTTCAGTCACAGTGTATGATTCGTGACATGACCAAATATCTAGTCACAGGTAGTTTGCCGGTTTGTGATGTTCCCACTGGTGGCACAGTGGAAGGCAGTGCCATTCCTGATGTAGAATTGCTTTTGCAAATCTGCGCCATTGCACCTGTTCCAGATCCAAAATCCAGAGTCAAGGAAGAAGAGTCAAAAAATGGCGAAGCAAGTTCTAACTGATGTCTATGTGTCGCTAGGTGGCACAAACATTTCTTCATATGTTGCACAGGTTTCACTCAGCACATCGGTTGCTGAAGTAACCACCACAGCATTCGGTGACACTTCTGTTCGCAGAGTTGGTGGTTTGAAAGACAACAGCGTCACGCTTTCAATTCATCAGGACTATTCCGCAGTAGAAACACTTGTTTATCCGTTGATTGGTTCGACTGCACAAATGATCGTGCGCCCATCGGGAACTGCTGCAACACCAGCATCCACTGCATCGCCTGCTTACCAATTCAATGTTCTTGTAACGGAATGGTCGCCGGTGAATGGTGCTGTGGGAGAGCTGGCCACTGCAGATGTTTCATGGTTGATTGATGGTGCAATCACAAAGACTGTTGCTTGATCTAACACAAAGGAATCCTGCGCATGAAAGTTGCATTGAAAGTAACTGACACGAATCAGAACACACGCGAAGTTGTTGCACAATTCGCAGACTTTATTGCATGGGAAACGGAAAACAATCGTTCCCTTGCAACCTTTGAAGCCGATATGAAACTGCGTGATCTTTGCTGGTTGGCGTGGCACACAGAGTTCAGAAACAAAGTGACTGTTCTTCCGTTCGATCAATGGTTGAATGATGTTGCGTTGATTGAACCTGTTGCAGATGGAAATGTGATTGTCCCTTTGGAGAGTCAAGCGCACATTGGATGATTGCCTATCTCGCTTGCGAGACTGGGATTGCACCAAGTGTGTTGCTGAAAGAGTCGCCTAGAATGCTTTACACGATGCAAGGTTATTTGCGTTGGCGTGCAGTGAAAATGGAACAGGCGTATCGTGGCAAAGGCTAGAGCAGTTGGAAGAGGTAAACAGGCTTCAATTTATATTGAAGGTGTCACTGAGTTCATCCGTGATGTTGGTCGCGCTGATCCACAATTCAATAAAGAATTGCGCAAAGCTGCGATTGATGTGGCAAAAGTTTTAGTTACGGATACACAAAAAACTGCTGCATCTGTGAAGCATGAAGGCACCGGAAAATCTGCGATGTTTGTTGAAGCAGCGAAAGGTTTGAAGGCATATCCTGATCGTTTTCCAACAATCAAACTTTCTGGATCATCTGGTTTCGTGTCGCGTTCTGTACCGAATAAGAAACGCAAAACGAAAGTCACACGCAGTGATGTTTTCTTTGGTGCAGAGTTCGGTGGCCAAGCACGCCGATCAACGAACCAGTTCAATCCATATGTGCAATCACCTACTGGCAGAGGTGGCAGGGGCTATTTCTTTTTCCCTACTGTGCGCAGGGATGCGCAAAAGATTGCGGATCAGTATTTAGATGCGATTGATGTGATTCTGCGGAAACTGTCCGAAGAGTAGATTCCGCAAAGCCTTATGGGATATGGCTCAAATGAATGCTTGATCTGGTCGCTGTGTATGATAAGATGAACTTATGAACACAGGAGGAACAATGAAGGGAAACAATGTCAGGTGGAAGTGTCCGATCTGCGAAAGCGGATTGCTTGCACCATCAAGACCACGCATGAATGATGTGCGCCGATACTGCTTGCCATGTTCAGAGGAAACAGGCAAGTTGGTTCAACGCACAGCACCAGCACTTGAGAAGAAGCGTGCAACAAAGAAAGTGCAATCATCAGCGAAAGCATCTGCCAAGCGTGCAACTGCAGCGAAGAAGAAAGCACCAGCGAAACAACAAGCACGCATTGATGCACAGCGCGTGAAGATGATCAACAAAGAAGCCGAAAAGATTTGGGCGTTGATGTCAGAGTTTCATGGTGGCAAACGGTTGCCTGTGATCAACATTGTGCGCGCACAGAATCGTGGCAAACAGCACGGACATGCATTGCCTTCTGCGAATGAGATTCAAGTGAATGTAGATCGTGATCAAACAAATTATCGCAGTCGCAGAGTTTGGGAAGTGCTTGCACACGAACTAGCGCACTGTGCTGTACCACCAACACGCCGAACTGGTATGAGCAGAGATGTGCATTCGCGAGAGTTCTACCAATGCTTGAAAGTGGTTTGGCAGAAACGATGGAACTGCACAATCTCATTCGCGCAAGTAAGCACATGGGGGTATTCGGTGGATTACATCATTGAAGCACAAGCAGAACATCTGATTGATTGGAAACTGCCAACACGATCAACAGCACAGGTGGCTGGCTGATGTTCGCGGTTCGTGTTTCTTCAGTGAAGTCAGTGCGTGTACTCCGGTTCGCTGACGACTGGTCGCAACTGCGTGCAAGGTTGCTCGAGCATGTTGAACGCGCAGACAAGTTCGCAGGTGATCTGTATTCGCCAGTGACCTATGCGGAAGGTGCGAAGCGTGGCAACGCTGGCGTGTTGCAAGTGAATGCGCTGGTGATTGATTTGGATGGTGAAGCGTTGGATGTTGCATTGCCGAACATTGCGCATCTGGAGTTTGTCGCCTACACAACTTTCAGCCACAAAGCAGATGATCCGCATTGGCATCTGGTGCTTCCGTTGGCTTCACCTGTACCTGCATGCGATTGGTCTGCTGTGTGGCATGGTGCGCATCAGCAGATCGGTTTAGGTGGCGACATCAAAACTAAAGATGTGGCACGCATTTTCTTTCTGCCACAGCATGCACCTGATTCGGTGCATCAAACTTTGGTGAACACAGGTGATTGGTTTGTGCCGGTGCATGGTGTTGTGCCGATGCAGAAACAAACCACACATGATCGAGAAATTGTGTCCATCGTGCCTGATTCATTTTGGGATGCACCTTGCGATATGTCTTGGTGCGATGGATTAACTCGGCCACAGATGTATCAGCTTGCACGCAAACGGTTGGAAATGTTGCGCATGTAGAATGTGCGCATGGCACGCGCAAGAACTTTCACCATCCGAATTGTTGGTGATGCAAAAGATGCACAACGAGCGTTGAAGGGCATTGGTTCTTCAGCTAAAGGTTTGTCTGGTTCGTTAGCACCGGCAACTGCAGGTTTGGGAAAACTGTTTGGTGCTGCTGCTGGTGTTGTCGGTTTCGCTGCGATCACCAGAGGAATCAGTTCAATGGTGTCTGCTGCGTATGAGTCGCAGAAAGTTTTGAAACAAACTGAAGCGATTGTGAAAGCAACTGGTATGGCTGCAGGAATGACTGCAGGTGATATCAGTGCGTTGGCTGATTCGTTGTCTAAGAAAGTTGGCATTGATGATGAAGCGATTCAAACCAGCCTGAACTTGTTGCTCACTTTCAAACAGGTGCGCAATGAGGTTGGTGCAGGGAACGATGTGTTTGATCGTGCTGCTCAGGCTGCATTGGATTTGGGGAATGTGTTTGGTTCTACCGATTCGGCTGCTGTGCAACTTGGCAAAGCGTTGTCTGATCCTGTGCGTGGTGTCACAGCATTGCGCAGATCTGGTATCAACTTCACGCAATCACAGTTGGATCAGATCAAAGCGTTGGTTGCTTCTAATGATTTGTTGAGCGCACAGAAAATCATTTTGGGTGAAGTGGAGTCGCAGGTTGGTGGTACTGCGGAAGCAACTGCTACTTCTGCGGATCGGTTCAAGGTTGCGTTTGAAAACATTGCGGAGAACATTGGCACTTTGCTTCTTCCTGCAATGGAAGCGTTTGCAAATTACATGATCAACACTGTGCTTCCGTTTGTGCAGGAAGTGATTGATGCGTTCAAGGAAGGTGGGTTGGCTGGCGCGTTGCAGGTTGCTGGCGGTGCGTTCTTGGACTTCACCACAAATGGTGGCACTGCAGCAGAAGTTGTTTCTGGTTTGTTAGGCATTCTTGCTGGTGCTGCTACTGCGTGGATTGTGTATAGCGTGGCGACTACTGCTGCAGCGATTGCAACAGTTGGTTTGTCTGCAGCGATTGCTTCCATTCCGGTGATTGGTCAGATCGCTGTGATCATCGGTTTAATCATTGCAGGTTTCACTTACCTTATTTTGAAATCGCAAGGTTTCCGCGACATGCTCAAAACAATCTGGAATGCGTTGGTGAGCGTTATTGAAACAGGTTTGAATGTATTTCTAAGAGGATTAGAAATTGCAGTGAATGCTGTTGTTGATGCAATCAACTTGTTGATCAGTGCATACAACAAGATCCCGTTCTTGGGCAACATAGATAAATTGAAACATGTCAATTATGAAATTGACTTGACAGCATGGAAGTTCGGCAACGCTGCAAACGCTGTGCAAGGTTATGCGCTGAGCGCAGAACAGGCTGCATATGCGACAAGCATTCTTGACAATGAACTTGCTGCACTGGTTGGCATTCCTGCCATCAAAGAACTTGCTGGTGCAACTGATGCAACTGACAAGTTCAAATCCAGTCTTGGTGGTGTTGGTTCTTCAGTGCCGAAAGAAACTGCTGCAGAGCGTTTTCTGAAAGCGATGCGCGAAGGTGCAGACAAGGCTGCTGAAGCGTTTCGCAGTTTGCGTGATGACATCGCAAAGAGCATCAGTGGGTTGCTTGATCTTGGTGATGCGTTTGAAGTTGGTGGAAGCAGAGGAATGGTGCGTGCGTTCACTCAACAAGGCAAAGACATTTTGAATTATGCACGCAACCTTGCAACCTTGCAGCGTCAAGGTTTGGGGCAGCCAGCGTTGCAGCAGATTCTTGGAATGAATCTCACTGATGGTTCTGCGATTGCGCAAGCGTTGGTTGATGGTGGCATTCAGCAGATACGCCAGATCAATCGTGTGTTTGGTCAGGTGGCGCAAGCCGGAATGGAACTTGGCACTCAGTTTGCCACTGCTGTGAATCCGTATGGTGCGCAGATTGCTACACAGCAGGATGTTGTGAATCAGACTGTGACTAACAATTTCAATGTGGTTGTGAACAGCAACAATCCTGATGCTGTAGTGCGTGCGTTGCGCACTTATCAGAGGCAGAACGGATCAGTGCCGATCAGGGTGAGTGGCTGACATGGGGACACAGAACATATCGGTTTTGTACTATCCAACAAAAGGTTCAAGCCTTCCTGTGATCACTTTGGATGATGTGCAAAGCGTTTCGTTTTCGCAAGGCAGACAGCGCGTGGTTGATCCGTATCCTGTTGGCACTGCAACGATTGAATGCAGGAACATATCTGCGTGGACAACAAAACCAAAAATTGGAATGTTTTGCAAAATCAATTTGACTATCAATGGCAACACAACAACTGCATTGTCGGGGATGATCATCAATGTGCGAATCATTTACGGTTTTACATCTATTTATGATCGCGCAGAAATAACTGTTGAAGATGCTTTGGGTGATTGGGGGAGATCACAAGTGGAAGCGTTTTCGCTGGCATCAAAAAAAACCGGTGCGCAAATGGAAGATTTAGGAAATGAAATCAATGTGATTCCAACAGAGTTTGACACACGATCCACCGCATCTGCACAAACCGTTGATGGTTCTGCTTTGGATTATTTGAACACGCTGTGTCTTACAGAATACGGACATATCACTTCGCAAGAGGTTGCCAACTTGTCGCGAACATATTTTTATGGGCGCAATCGCTACTGGAGTACAACGGTTTTTAAGTTCAGTGATGATTCAACAGACATTGCTGCTGGTGCAATGCCTTACGAATCAGTGGAGTTTGCTGATGCAGCGGATTTGAACTTCACAAAAATTGTGGTGAATCCTGCAGGGCTGGCAACACAAACCGCTGTGCGTGGTTCAAAACCTTACAGATCATTGGAAGTTGATACCGTTGATGTTTCTACTGCGCAGGCTGATGATCTTGCAGAATACTTGCTTTATAACTTCAAACAGGATGATGCAGACATTTTGCAGATTTCTTCTACTTGGAACAGAGCGCAGAGAGCAGGTACTGCTGCAGAAGATAATTTGCGTTCTTTACTTTTTGAAGGATATAGAACTGGTTTGCCGATTGATGTTGTGTTGCGTGGCACAACATTCAACTGTGTAGTTGAAGGCAGAGAATGGATAGCAACACCAGAGGAGATCACAGCAACTTGGTTTTTGTCTGGCAGAACTTTCAACGATTATCTGCTTTTGGATAACACTGCTTATGGCATACTTGATTCTTCTAAACTTGGCTTCTAGGAACTGATATGGCAACACCAACTAATCTTCCATCAACTTTCACTGTTGGTCAGGTTCTGACTGCAGCGAACATGAATGATGTGCGTGGCGCGTTTCGTATTCTGCAGGTGGTGACTAATAACTATTCCCTCGCGTATTCAAATGCGACCAACACTTACACGGATGTTGGTGTAACTGTGGACATCACACCACAGGCAACTTCTTCAAAGGTGCTTGTCGTGGCGAACATCAATGGTGCGTTCAAACAAACGAACAACACCGCACTTGATTTGGAGATTCGCAGAGCATCCACAACGATTTACACAGCGACAGCGAACTTCAACACAGGAAGCGTGCTGACAAATGTTGGTTCCGTAACGATGGTGTATTTGGATAGTCCTGCAACTACTTCTTCCAGAACATACAAAGTGCGTGGGCGTTCTTCGCAGAACCTTGCTACTGTTGGCGCACAGTTGCTTGGTGCATCAGATTCATCCATCACAGTATTTGAGATTTCAGCATGACACACGAACAGATCATTGAAGCATTGTTGGCATTAGGTTTTGATGGTGGCTGGTCACTGCTTGGCACAGACATTGACAACATGCTTTGGTTGAACGATGCACCGAAACCAACATTGGAAGAACTGCAAGCAGCGTTAAGAGAACCAGCATGAATAAAGAGTTTCTGAAATCGTGGTCACGATCTGTTCTGGTTTGTTTGTTGATGGTGATTACTTCAACAGGGATGAGTTTGAAAGATGTGCTGGTTGCGCTCGCAGTGTCTGTGATTGCACCTGTGATCCGTTGGTTGGATGAAGATGATTCTGCATTTGGAAGAGGCGCACAATGACTGTGAACACCACCGATTTTTACTACTGGCAAAACGCATCCAAATGGGACTATTTATTGTTCCGCAAAACTTCACCGAATCTCGAACTGATTAAGGATTATTTGGTGAAGCACATTGGTGGTGCGAATTGGGGAACATACAACCGGCGACCTATCAAGGGTGGCACGCTTCCTTCCACACATTCTTTTGGTGCAGCTTTGGATTGGGCATATAACACACCTGAACAGAAAGAAGCAGCGATCAAGTTTCTGATTGAGAACAGCAAGGAACTTGGTGTGCAGATGGTGGCCGATTACGAAGGTTGCAGAATCTGGATTAGCAAACGCAGAGATGGTGTTGCGTATTGGAAACCGCAGACACCGAACGCGTATGGCATGTGCAGTCCTGGTTCGCGCTGGTTGCATATCGAGATCACTAACACTTCGTGGCGTTGGCGTGTTCCTCTCTATCTACGGATAGATAAACCTATCTAATCGGCTGTGTGGGTCTAGGCTGATTCAGGGGTATCTAACTACCCGAAACGGTTTTGCGTGCGTTAGAACGCAATATGAACGGAATGGTGGCATTGTGGTTGGAAGCCTTGTGCCACATGACTATTGATAAATCGCACATCTATAATTGTAAGTAACCAGACTGCGCATGTTCGGAAAGCCTTATGTGTTATGGAAAACATGCTTGTGCCAATCATCGTGGCATTGATCACCAGTCCTTTGATGTGGCTGTTGAACAGGTTGGACAAACGGAACACAGCACAGCATGCGAATAGCATTCAGATGTTGCAAGAAATACAAGAAGATGTGAAGGAAGCTAAAGCCGATATCAAGAACCACATCACATGGCATCTTGATCAATAGGAGGAATCATGGCCTTGCGCGATGAACTCAAGTTTCATGCACGCAGATCTGGTGGTGTGTGTGCTGTAGCAATCATGTTGCAATCTGCCGGAAAACAAAAAGAAGAAATTGTGGAACTAATTAATGATCACACTGTTCCATCTTCTGTGTTGGTGCGACTGTTGCAATCGCATGGTTTCACTATCAAAGATCATTCTGTGACACGCCATCGCAGGAAGGAATGCACTTGTGAGCATGCGTGAAGAATTAGAAAGTCTCGAACGCATTCAGATGCAACGCAAGATGGATGATGTGAAGCGTGAAGTGGCTGATGCGCGTGAGCGTGCAAAGATCGCGGAAGAAGCAATGCAACGGATGCAGCGTGAACTTGGTTTGCTAACTCATCTTTCTAAATCTTCTCCTGCTACATGGATGACGCAACCTGCGAAAGCGAAAGCGCATCGTGGAACACCTTGGTTGTTGTTATCGGATTTGCATTTAGATGAAGTTGTGAATCCTGCTGAAGTGATGGGAAGCAACGCATACAACCGCCGGATCGCTGAACTGCGTATGAAGAAACTGTTTGAATCTGCTGTGAAAGTGTCACGCGATTATTGGTCTGGTGTCACCTATGACGGAATAGTTATGCCACTTGCAGGTGACATTTTCTCTGGTGACATTCACGAAGAACTATCTGAAACTAATGAAGATACAATGTTGGGCAGCGTCTTGCATTGGGCAGATCATTTGTCTGCAGGTGTTTCAATGTTGGCTGATCATTTCGGCCATGTGCATGTGCCTGTGGTGGTTGGCAATCACGGTAGGCGCACACGCAAACCACGCGCCAAGATGCGTGCGCGTGACAACTTTGATTGGTTCATTGGTCAGATGTTGGCACGCCAGTTCCGTAACGATAAACGCGTGACATTTGATGTGAGCGATGGTGCAGATTTGGTGGTGCAGTCATATGGTCACAAGGTGTTGATCACGCATGGTGATCAAGCGAATGGTGGCAACGGGATTGGTGGTGCGATGATGCCAATCATGCGACTGGATGCCAAGAAGCGTCAAAGGCAGAACGCTGTGAATCAACCATACGATCTGATGGTGATGGGACATTGGCACACATTGATATTTGCGCCACAGTTCATTGTGAACGGATCGTTGAAAGGTGCTGATGAATACTGTTGGATCGGCAACTTTGGTTTTGAAGAACCAGCGCAAGCAATGTGGTTGATGACACCAGAACACGGAAAGACATTCACTGCACCAATTTTTGTGCAAGATAGGAAAGCAGAACGATGGTAGAAGCTGATGATCTTGCAGTGGTGTTAATCGTTTGGGCAGATGCACACACAGGTGAACATGGTTGGATCAGCAATGAAATTGATCCCGATGATGGCGAAGTGTTGGTGCATTCTGTTGGTTTTCTAGTTCCGGCAGATGATGGTGGGAAGAAAGATCACATCACCTTGTGGCAGTCATTATGTGATGATGAAGGCATTGCACGATTTCATATCCCTGTGGCGATGGTGCGCACGATGAAAGTGTTACGGCCACCAAAGCAGGACTAATAGAATCTGCAGTTATGGCACTAGTGTGATCAATCCCCACAACGAAGGATTGATGATGTTGAGCGCAGAAGAATTGCATGATTTGGTTTGGATGTTGCGCAGAGTGGTTGTGCATGGTGAGCATGCTGAACGGTTGATCGAGTTGGAATCGCGTTTGCAACAAGAGTTGCGCCGGAAGAAGGCACGCCAGCACGCTGCTTGAGAATGCAAAAAGCGCACCACCATTTCTGGCAGTGCGCTTCTCGCAGGTGTGTTCAATCGCTCAGATGTTCTGCAAGCCTTGACATCACTTCTGCGTTCGCTGCTGCTTTCATCATTTGTGACATTCTCAAATCAACATTGCCTTTGATGTTGCATCGTTTTGTGTTCTCCCAATGCAAAAGCGTTTCGTTGAGCATGTGGATTAATTCTTTTATTTCATCAATCGCATTCTTCTTGAATGTGTCTGCTGCTTTCACAGCATCTTCCTGTGTGAATGTTTTCATTTCTGTTCCTCCTGTTGTGTTCATTGTTCTTGTTGAAAAGCGTTTTGACTACGGCTCAATGCCGTTGCGCTCGCAGTGAGAGAGCCACCATGTGAGAGATGCAATCGCATCGCGCTTGAGGTCAAACGGTTGGCATTGATCCCATTTGTTTGCCCTGACAAAATCTGTTCCCTTGCGCACTATGTACCATTCAGTGCGCTGTGCTGGTGGTGGGCATCCTTTGGCGTGGAATCGCTCGCAATAAGGATGCTCGCAATCCAAACCATCGGGCTGCCATGTTTCTTTGACAATCTCATATTCGCATGTCTTGATGTTGTACTTGTTCATTGTTCCTCCTATGTTCGGCGTGATTGCCATACATGAATCATAAACCAAACTTATATCGGAATGCAACAGTTATTTGAGCCTTATTTTATAAGGCTTTCCCGATGTTGCCCCATATAACGCACGCCTATATGAACCTTGAAGCACCTATTCATTACCGTGAAACCAGATCCAAAACACAGGAGGAAACATGCAGATACCGAAACCACCACACGGATCACTTGAATGGCATCAGATACGCCACCGCGATGAACAAGATCGTGTGCGATTCGGCGCAAGCGAAGCACCAATTCTTGCTGGTGTCAGCAAATACGAAACGATCACATCACTTGCGTTGCGTAAATGGTCTCCACCAGAAGTGAACGAACCGAACGCTGCGATGATGCGTGGCAACATTCTTGAACCAGCATTGATCACTTATGCAGAACAGCTGTTGCAACAGACTGTGACCACACCGGATGTCATGTATGCGAACGGAAGATTCATCGCAACATTGGATGGAATCACAAACGATGGTTCAACAATCGTTGAAGCAAAAACCACAACCGCATACTCGAGCGATGATGAACTTCCTGATGAATACTTTTGGCAGGTGATGGCACAGTTCGCTTGCGTACCTGATGCGCACACTGCGTTGGTGGTGGTGTTGGATCGCAAGATGCGTTTAGGTTCTTGGATTGTCACCAGATCGAGCCATGAAGAACAGATTGCTGAACTTGTGGTGCGTGCCGATTTGGTTGGCGCAATGTTTGACTGTGGCGAACTGCCATCCGATGCCGAACCAACTGAAGCTGAAGTGAAACAGTTGTTCCCAATTCCAGATGGCCAAGTTGAATTGACACCAACAGAAATCGGTTTGCTTGAAGAATGGGATGCGTGGAAACAACAACGCGAGATTGCAGAAACACAAGAACAGAATGTTCGTGACAAGATTGCACGCATATTAGGTGCGAACGAAATTGGAACATTCGGTGGTGTTCCGGTGATCACTTTCAAAACACGCAAAGGTGTTGCACGCACAGATTTGAAAAGTCTCGAACGCGACTATCCCGAAATAGTTGCGAACTACAAAACAACAGGAAACACAACACGCATTTTGCGTATGACTGGAGGAAGAAAATGAAACTGGAAGAAATAGTTGAAAAGTATGCGACACCAGATCCTGCGATGGTGTCAAAACTGAACAAACGATACAAAGACAAGAACGGAAACTGGCAAGATTTGTTTTTGGACTATGTAGGCCACGCAGACTTGACCAAGATTCTGATTGCGATTGATCCCGAATGGAATTGGAAACCTCTCGAAGTTCGTGATGGTGCGCCAGTGATCAACATCAGTGTTGGCATCGCAACGATGTGGATTGAACTGACTGTGCTAGGCAAAACGATCATTGGTGTTGGTTCATGCAAAGCCGATAAGGAAGATCACTGCAAGGAACTGATTGGTGACGGATTGCGGAACGCTGCGATGCGTTTCGGAATCGCAATCAATCTGTGGTCAAAATCGGACACACCAACCAGCGCACCACGCACCATCCGCAATCAACCGATGAATGTTGTGAACAATGTGGTGCAACATCCAGCAGGGAAAGCTGGTGCTGGACTGGTGAAATTGGTTGAACGCGAATCATCCAAGCAAGGTGATCCAGTGAAGATAGTTGCCGGCATTGTAGGCCGAAAACTCGATGCGTTAAATGATTTAACTGCAGAAGAAGCACGCACTGTGTTGGCACAACTTAAACAAACCACAGATGAAGAAGAGCCTTTTTGATGAATGCAAATCCATTGAAGTTCGCAATCGCTGATCCACCTTATTTGGGCAGAGCGGAACGCTGGTATGGCGAAACTGGTTGTGGCATTGCGCGTGGTCATGGTCGAGCAGATCAACATCCCGAAGCACACATTTGGGATGATCCGCAAAGCCATATTGATCTAGTGCATCGTTTGAATCGTGATTATCACGGATGGGCAATCGCGATGAGCGTTCACAGCTTGTCTGTATATTTATCTGCAGTAGAAACAGATTCACGCAATGGCATTCGTGTATGTGTATGGCACAAACCATCTGCTGTAACAAGTGGCTCACGCATCACTAATCATTGGGAACCGGTATTGATCAATGTTCCAAAAGAACGCAGATCATGGAAAAGCGGAAACAAATGTTCCGATGTGTTTTCATGCAATCCGAATAGACGCGGATTCATAGGAAGCAAACCGCATGCGTGGACATTTTGGATTCTCGAGTTGTTAGGCGTGCAAGAAGGTGATTCGGTTGATGATCTGTTTCCCGGATCTGGTGCTGTTGCAGAAGCAATGCACATTTTGGCGCAAGGTTTGCCAATTCAAGAAGGATTGTTTGAATGATTGACCATGCACCAAATTGCACTATTGATCTGGAATCATTAGATGCACATTGTCCACGATGTGTGGAACTAAACAACCAATGGAGGAAAACAATGGAACAAACAGAAATGGATGCGTATCTAGCGCATGTCGCACGCGACACCAGCAAAGAACGCGCACAATCCGAAGTGATGAATGGCACATTCAACGCACGCAAACAACGCGCATTGCAACTGTTGTCAGATGGCGAATACACATGGCGTGAACTTGCACAAGCAATGGATTTGCATCATGGCCAAGTGTCTAGTTTGTTATCAACATTGCACAAAAATGGTCACATTGTGATGATGAAAAAGATCAAAGATCGTTGCCATCCGTACACACACATTGACAACACACGATGGATGATGCCGGATGAATACTGGATTGAACCAGTACAAACCAAAGCATCACGCAAAATGAACACTGCTAATCAATTAGCGGAAACAGTCGCACAATTCTTGAACAGAAATGCGAACACAAATGATCTAGTGAAAGCACTAGAAACCTATTGGAAGGAATCCCAATGAACCAAATGACCATCATCGGCAACATTGCCGAACCGAAGCTGACATTCACAAACAGTGGTCACGCCAAACTTGAAATTGGTTTGGCAACAACACGCACAGTGAAAGAAGAAAAGATCACCACTTGGCACAATGTGGTTGCGTGGGGACAACTGGCAGAAAACTTGTCTGCTGTGTTGCAGAAAGGTGATCGTGTGATTGTCATCGGAAGAATTAACGAAGATACATATACGAACAAAGATGGTGTTGAAGTCAAGTGGCGCACTGTGGTTGCTGATGATGCTGGCAAATCGTGCAGGTGGTCTGCAGAGTGATGGCAGATTTCGAAGAAATGCGCAACGCTGTGAAGCGTGCAACACAAGATGACATTGTTGAAAGATTGACTGCAATCGCATTCCACGATCCGCAGATTGATTATCGGCAGGACATCAAATTGGTTGCTGCAACAGCAGCTGATGAGATTGAAAGATTGCGTACAGAACTCGAACACATGCGCAACACTCGATGATTTTTGCAGATCGTTCCGGTGGTGACTTCACACCAAATGAGTTCACACAATATCTGCGTGATCTAGCTGACTATTGCATCAGTATTGAACAACAAGAATTAGAAGAAGCATTTTTGGAATCGGCACATATCATTGATTCCGATACAGATCATCTATTCACATTGCAATTTCAACACATCATCAATAGCGAAATGATCCGTGAATTATCACTTGAACGCAACCAATGGAAGAAGCGTGCGATGAGAGCAGAAAAAAAACTTAGGAAGAGCAGCAATGATTAAGTTGGCAACATGGATATTGATGATCATTCTTTTTCCGTTCGTTGCGATGGCCATGCTGACTGCATATGTGATCGCAACAGACAAGGAAATGTGGCGATGAACTGGATGGAACACGCTGCATGCAAAGGTTTGCCAACACAAATCTTTTTCCCACATGGGCAGGATTACAGTGCTGGCAAAGCAATATGTGCGAAATGCACTGTGCGTGAAGAATGTTTAGAAACAGAACTGCAATTTGATATGTCGAATCATGGTTTGTTTGGTGGATTGACACCAGCTGAACGATGGGACATCAAACTAACTCGATGGAATGCAATCTGATGTGGCGTTATGCAATCGGATGGTGTATCGGTTTGATCAACCTGTGGATCACTTTGCGTTATCAGTGGTGGAACGATGAAGAAGATTCTGAAAAATAAAGAAGGGTATTACAGAATCAGTGTGGTGATGTTTGCGCTCTATGCGTTCAGCATCGGATTCTGGTTCTTTGCAATCTGGTTGGAAAGGATTTGGTGATGAAGTGTTGTGATCAAAATCCGCACAGGTATTGTCGCTGCAGTGGCGCGACTGAACCTTGCAGAAGTTGTGAATGGGATTCGGAACATGCGTTGTGGCATGAAGAAAACGATGAACCAGAGGATGACTGATGGCGATTGGTTCTGATCCCGAAATTGGGAAACAGTTCACTGTGTGGAAAGACATGAACCAAGAACAACGCAAAGCATGGTTCAAACATTTCCGGCAATTAGCTGGTGCAGATTGTTTAGGTGGCCATGCCACTTTGGGGTATCCAAAGCGAAAGGAAACAAAATGAATGAAGCAACTATTTATGTGGGCAATGTTCTCGAGCAGATAAAGAACATTCCCGATTCAACTGTGCAATGTGTTGTCACTTCTCCTCCATATTGGGGATTACGCAACTACGGCCACGATGATCAACTTGGTTTGGAATCAACACCAGAAGCATATGTGGAAAACATGGTTTCAGTGTTTCGCGAAGTGCATCGCATTCTGAAAGATGATGGTGTTCTGTGGCTCAACTTAGGTGATTCATACAACGGTTCTGGTGGAAACCATAAACCGCATCACAAAAATGATTCCCTTTTTCAAGGTGATATCGGTGCAGATAAATACAAAGGTGAAGGTCGCAATGTCGAGACTTTGAAACCGAAAGATTTGGTTGGCATTCCTTGGCGTGTTGCGTTCGCATTGCAAGCTGATGGATGGTGGTTGCGTCAAGACATCATTTGGAGCAAACCAAATCCATTGCCGGAATCCATCACGGATCGTTGCACAAAAGCACACGAATATGTTTTTCTTCTCACAAAATCCCAACGATATTTCTTCGACAATGAAGCAATCAAAGAAGAATCAGCAACCATTTGGAATGCAAAAACATTCAATGAAGCCAAGAAAGGTGCAGATCTGGATGATCCTTTTCTGCGCACCAGGGGATTCCATACACAACACAAAGATGAAGAACAGAACACACGCAACAAACGATCTGTTTGGAACATTCCGGTGAAACCTTTTCGTGGCGCACATTTCGCTGTGATGCCGGAAAAGCTGGTTGAACCATGCATTCTTGCATCATCCAAACCTGAAGATGTTGTGTTTGATCCATTTACCGGATCTGGCACTGTTGCTGTTGTTGCTTTGAATTATCAAAGAAACTTCATCGGAACAGAATTGAATCCCGAATATGCAGAAATTGCGAAAAACAGAATTAACGATTCAAATCCAATGTTCAGCAATGTGAATATCATTGATCAGCATGACTGAACTTCTAGGTGCAAGAAAAGCAGATTGTGTGTGTGGATGTGGTCTGTTTGGTACACCAAAAAAGAAACCACTTGGACACATCAGAATGTGTACTTGTCCACGCTGCACAGGGAAACGCAATCGTGCCAAAGGTGATGCCAAAGCAAGAAATGCACGCAAGGCTTTAGGGATCGCTGGTGTGAACTCACGCCATGAAGAAGTGTGGGGAGGCAATCTGCGTGTTGAAGTAAAGGCAGGTGCGCAAGTGAATCCGATTTGGACACGGTTCAAAAACGCTGAAGAACAATCTGAAGCTGCGCGTGCCATTGGTGACAATCGGCCATTCGCAATGGTGGCAATGCCTGATGGAATGAAAGATGGTTTGGTGATCATCAGGTTGCGTGATGTGTCTGCGTTTGTTGCTGCACATCTCGAGTGAAATGAATTAGAAGGAGGAAAAATGACTAGTGGCTTATGGGCAAAAATTGCTGTTGATTACGCTGATGATCCGAAAATTGTTCGTGCCGGCATTGAAGGTGAAGTGTTGTTTGTGCGATCTGTGTGTTGGTGCAAGAAACAGAACAATGGTTTCATTCCGGATGTGTTGCTTACACGCATTGGTATGGGATTGAACGGTTTGGAACAAATCGCTGAACGGTTGGTTGCAGTGGGGCTTTGGCAGATTGTGGATGATGGTTGGTTCATTCCAAAGTTTGATGAATGGCAATCTGCGAATCCGAACACAAGTGAGAAAGCACAACATGCAAATCATTTGCGTTGGCATAAGAAAACACCAAAAGCTGATTGCATATGGTGTTCATCCCAATCATCCCACTGCGATCCCAATGGGAATCCATTTACGATTCCTAGAGAAGAGAAGAGTAGAGAAGAAACTATTAGTGCGACATCTGCCGATGCGCAGAAGATGTGTGATCTATTAGCACAAAAAATGGTTGCCAACGGATGCAAACCACCAAACATCACACGCAAATGGATTGATGACATGGACAAGATCATGCGCATTGATGGCCACACTGCAGAAGAAGTTGAATCAGTGATCATGTGGTGTCAGCAGGATTCTTTTTGGTGCAGCAACATTCTTTCGCCATCAAAACTGCGCACACAGTTCGATGCACTCAAATTGCGAATGCCGAAACAAGAAACACCACAACCGGAAGAAGTGCGTGATCCCGATTTCAAATGCTTCGAAGATGGGCTAGTGGATTGGAAAATTGGTTTGGAACTCGATTCGGAATTGGTGCAATCCAAGTTGGCTGGCATGACTGAACATCAGCAAAGCCTTTATTTGCAAGGCTTTCGTGGGATGCTTGATTGACGGTATCAGTCTGGTTTATGATTCTTCTATGGCAAACAAGGAGGAACAAGCCATGAACACAGCAGAAAGAATCACAGCAGACAAGATCAAGGTCACTCTTGAAGATGGCACTGTGAAGATCATTGGTGGCAAGCGTGCAACACGCGCAGAGGCAGTAGTTGTCAGCAGTCGCCATTACGAACGAGATGGACAACCAATGATCTATCGCGAATATGCGTGTCGCCAGACTTTGGAAAGCGCACTGCAGTACGCACGCACTTTCACTAGGTCAATCGTTCATGTGATTGATGTGAAGTGAAGGAGGAACAGAACATGAAACGCGCAACAGGAATGAACAAAGTGCAAGCCACAGCGATCCAAATCTTCATGCAGATGGTTGATCGCAAAATGCCTGAATACTTGTCAGTTGGTGAAGCAGCATCTGTGTGTTCTGATCATGGTGTGTATGCGCCACGATGGGAAGCACAAGCACGCAGAGGATCACCAGACCAGATCGCGCTGGCAACAGTCGCATTGTTCATCGCACGCAGGATTGATGACTGATGAAACAAGTGTGGATTTGTGAACGATGCAAAGCAACAGTGACACTGTTCGTGCGTGTCACACATCCACCATGTTGCGATTGTCGAGCCAATTTGAAAGGCAGAAAAGAACCACAACCAATGAAGGAGAAGAAATGAACACTGAAGAATCTGTTGCTTGGTTTCGTGCCAAGAACGCACGCAGAAAACAAGAACAGCAAACACTGTCCAGCAAAGAACTACATCGGAGGCGCACCGAAAGGCGCAACATGCCAAATGGTGCATTCGGAAAGAAGGAGGATCAAAATGTTGTCACTGATAGCACTGATGTGGATTGAACTGTTTGGTGCAGCAATCCTGTTCTCAGCCACCAACGAATCCAACCAACATCCAAACGCTTCCGCAGTGATCGGACTGTCACTGATGATTGCAGGGGTGCTGATATGAGAAACCAACGCTGGTTGATTCTGATCTGTGTCCTGCAACCGTTGTGCATCATTCTGGTTGCACCAGATTCATCTGAAGGTTGGCGCACTCTAGGTCAGATAGTGATGCTTAGCATTTGGGGATTGGGGATGGCTGCGTTGATGCAGTTAGGTCATACAACACGAAAGGAACACCAATGAGCGAAGAAGATGTGATGAGACAGGTCGCTGTGATCATGTTGCACAACCATCGGCTGAAGTTGCAGAACGAAGCGATGCGCACACAGTTAGAAGAAACAGTGACAGTGCTACGCGAACTGCAAGCAGAGATTGCAACATTGCGCACACGAATCGCCTACTAGGAGGAACAATGAAACCAATCCCACACGGAACAGAATCAGGGTATCGGCGTGGCTGCAAATGTGATCCTTGCAAAGCCAGCCACAACGAACGCATCCGCATGAACCAACAGCAACGCAAACAAACAAAACATCTGCGCTTATCGTTCACAGAAATAGAAAACCTATTTGAAGATCAAGCATCAGATGAACACATTGCAGAAGTAATCGGTATCAACCGGCAATCAATACGCAGATACAAAGCTGAAGGAATGTCACTAACTGTTGCAGATCGTGTTGCAACAAAACTTGGTTTCCATCCGCTATCCATATGGGAACACAAATACTGGTCAGCACAATGAAAGAAGAACAAATGAACTGGAATCAACAAATCAAAAACAATCGCAACAGGCTAGGATTGTCACAACTCGATCTCGCCGATGAACTGAATGTAACTCAACCATGCATAAGCAGTTGGGAAGCAGGAAAGCAGACACCAGACATGCGAAACCTAGTCAAACTCGAAACATTGTTTGAACTCCCACAAGGATCACTTCTCATCCCTGTTGCATACCTATCCACCGATCAAAGGAACAACAGGTGAAGTTCCTGCTGGCAATCATCGCCAGCGCGACAATCAGCACAGCAGTGATCGCTGAAGCATCAGCACCAGAAGCCGATGCACCAGCACCAACCACCAGCATTGTGCAAACAACAACCACAACCACATTGAATCTCGATGTGTTCACTGCACCGGCAGATGCAAATTGTCCACAATGGTGGGGACTAGCACGCATGGTTGGATGGCAAGAACAAGATTTAGCAATGCTCGATCGCGTCATGTGGCGTGAATCTCGATGCATGAATGTCATAGGCCAAACATCAACACAAGCTGCACATCCCCAATGGAATCATGCAGATTGGGGACTAATGCAAATCAACAAAAAAGTACATCAAGCATTCGTAGAACAAATCTTTCAACAACCGTTCCCTGACGCAATCAGCGAACCATCAAACAATTTGCGCTTCGCACTCAAACTGTTTCAAGGATCACGCTGGCGTGCATGGGGATTCAAAGACGCGTGATCATTGCGCCCACATTGATCATGCAGCCAGCGGAATAGTCCCACTGCTGGCACAATCGGGATGGCGCACAAGTCAGGTAGAAAGGAGGAAGAACCTGACTAGTGCAGCCAATCCCTGCACTGCAGGAGGAAAAGCAGTGCGAAACCAAACTACACGATCATCGGAACACAACACACAGATGAAACAAATCCCCAAACCATGCACAGACTGCGGAACACCAACACCAAACACACGATGCCAACCATGCATGCACCGGTGGTATCTCGAACATCCAAAACCAAAACGAAAACACTACGCAGGGGACTACCAGACACGCAGAAAAAAAATGTTGAAAACAGCTACCCACTGCTACCTATGTGGCCAGCCACCAACACCAAACGATCCACTCACAGCAGATCATGTTTTTGCAGGAGTACCCGATAGCCCACTACTGCCAGCGCACCGATCATGCAACAGTCGCAAAGGCAACCGCGATCCCCATACGGCTTCAATAGGGGATGGCCACGAACCGAACACGCGTTCGGGTGCATGACCCATGCCGATGCCACACGCACAACATCGGGAATATCGGATGGGGCTATGTGTATTTCTGTGTTGCCCTGATTGGTGTCTGTAATGGCGCAGGATCGCACAGAACATTTGGTTGGTAGTTTGGTGGCAGGAAAGGATTTGGTGCGTTATGGGAACATCTAGGACTGGTGCGCCTCGAGGCCGGCCACCGAAACCAACTGAAGTTCATCGGCGTAATGGCAATCCATCGAAGAAAGCTTTGCCGGCTGCGCCTGTTCCAGATTCGGCGTTGGAGGTTGTGAGCATGGATCATGTGCCGGTTGAACCTGTTGGTTTTGATCCTGTTGCTTCGTTGGTGTGGTCGCAGTTGTGGCGTGCTGGTCGCAAACATTTGTCCAATGATTCGGATTTTGTGTTGATGGCGTTGTTGTGTTCCAAGATTGCGGAACGCACTCAACTGGCCGAATGGCTTGCGGAAGATTTTTCACGCAGGTTCTATGAGACTGCGAATGGGCAGATTGTTTCGCATCCTGCTGTGAAGCAGATTGATCAGTATGATGCGCAGATCACTTCGTGGTTGTCCATGCTTGGTTTTTCTCCTTCGGATCGTGCGCGTTTAGGTTTGGCCGAAGTTCGGATTGCTGATGCATTGGATCAGTTCAGGCAACGGAAACAGAATGCAAGTGGCTGATTGGTTGCCACGCTTTTACACGCCACGCAAATCGGATCAGTCTGATGGCGAGTTTGTTTCTGATTTTGGTGCAACTTTTTTGCATGTGTCGAAAGGTGTTCATGCTGGCAATTCTTTAGTGGTCACTGATTGGCAGCGTTGGTTGCTCGATGGCATTTATGAGAAACGCGCTGATGGCAAGTTTCGGTTTCGGCGTGTGGTTGTTGGTTTGGCTCGCAAGAATGGCAAAAGTCTTTTGGGATCGTTGGCCGGCATTTACGGTTTGATTGAAGGTGAAGCAGGTGCGGAAGTTTATGCAGCTGCAGGTGATCGGCAACAGGCGCGTGTGGTGTTCAATGAAGCGAAATGGCAAATCAACAACAGTGCGGAATTGTCTGGTATCTGCAAGGTATATCGAGATGTGATTGAAGTTCCTGCGACTGGCGCAATCTTTCGTGTGCTTTCTTCTGATGCGAAACTGCAACAAGGTTTGAATCCATCAACTGTGATCTTTGATGAATTGCATGTGCAACCGAATGATGATTTGTGGGATGCGCTCACGATGGGATCTGGTGCGCGTGTGTCACCGATGATCATCGGTATCACCACTGCAGGTTTTGATCTCGAGTCGTTGTGTGGTCGCCTTTACAACTATGGCAAGAGTGTTGCTGCTGGTGATGTTGATGATCCTGCGTTTGGTTTCTATTGGTGGGAAGCACCACCGGATTGTTCATTGGATGATCGAGATGCGTGGTATGCAGCGAATCCAAATCTGCCGATTGGCCTAATGGATGAAGAAGATATGGAAACCAGCATTCAACAATCTGGTGAAGCAGCTGTTCGCAGATATCGGTTGAATCAATGGGTACGCACTAGTGGCGAATGTTGGTTGCCTAAAGGTGCATGGGAAACATGCACTGGTGATGTGGTGTTTGATCCAGATGAACCATCGTTTGTGGGCATTGATATGGCTTTAAAGCATGACTCGATTGCTGTTGTTTTGGCACAACCACAAGGAAACAAGATCGCTGTTCAAGCACGCATCTGGCATCCCGATATTGAAGGGATGGATGTGGCTGGTGTCGAGAAACATTTACGCCAACTGCACAGGGATTTCAATGTGCGCGAGTTTGCCTATGATCCAGCGTTTTTTCAGCGTTCGGCAGAAGCTTTGTTTGATGATGGTTTGCCGATGCTCGAGTTTCCGCAGAATGGCCAACGCATGATTCCTGCATGTGGCACAACATATGAACAGATTGTTGCCGGCAATATCGTGCATGATGGTTCGCCTATGTTCACGGATCAAGTGTTGTCTGCAGCGCAACGCATGACTGATTCGGGATGGCGATTAAGTAAAGGCAAATCACGCAGAAAGATTGACGCATGCATTGCGATGGTTATGGCTGTGGATCGTGCATGCCGAAAACAAGAAGAACCACCACTACCACCAATGTTTTTTAGTTAGGAGAAATTATGAAGTTAGGCGATTGGATTCAGATTGCAGGGATGTTGATGCTTGCGGTTGGTGTCACATTGATCAGCGTTCCGTTCGGCATCATCGTTGCTGGTGTTACTATGATTGTGGCTGGTGTGTCTTTGAAGATTGGTGAGTAATGCTGGAAAACCTGTTGAATACAGAAAAGCGTGCTATCTCATACCAGACTTTATGGGGTGCAGGTGACTATTTCATAAACACCACCGATGCCGGCACTGTTATCACGCAAGAAGATTCGTTGCGCATCAATACCGTGTTTGCGTGTGTGCGTTTGATTGGTGATGCGATCAGCACACTTCCGGTTGATACATACCGGCGCATTGATGGTGATCGTGTTCCGTATCGGCCAAAACCATCTTGGATTGAATACCCTGATTCAGGCGTGACACGCGAAGATCATTTTCTTCAAGTGTTGATTTCAATGATGATTGCCGGTGAAGCATTTATTCGTGTTCTGCGTGTCAATGGTGAAATTGTTGGTTTGGTTGTTTTGAATCCACGCAAAGTGGAAATCACACGCGAACGGTTTAACGATGGCACTTTGCGCATCGTGTTCAAGATGCGTGACACAGGCGAAATGATCATGCAAGAAGATATGTTGCACATTCCAGATATGCGCATGCCATCTGAACTGCATGGAACTTCACGCATTGATCTGATGAAACAGTCACTTGGTTTGACCAAAGCGCTCGAAGAGTTTGCTTCGCGTTTCTTTGGTCAAGGTTCTGTGACATCGGGAATCATTGAATATCCCACAGCATTAACAAAAGAACAAGCAGACAATTTGCGCAGTTCATTTGAAGGTTCGCATCGTGGCGTTCGCAAAGCTCATCGCACTGGCATTCTTTCTGGTGGCGCAAAGTTCACCAAGACTGGTGTTGATCCGAACGAAGCACAAATGCTTGAATCACGCAAACATGCTGTGGAAGAAGTTGCACGCCTGTTCCGTTGTCCTCCTTCGTTGCTTGGTGTCACATCAGCCGGTGCAATGTCATATGCCAGTGTGGAACAGAACGGAATCCATTTCGTTGTTCATACTTTGAGACCATTCATCCAAAAACTAGAAACAGCATATTCACGGCTTTTGCCAGCTGATGCATTCTTGAAGTTCAGTGTTGAAGGATTGTTGCGTGGTGACACCATGTCACGATTCGCTGCATATTCAACAGGTATTCAAGCAGGATTCTTAAATATCAATGACATTCACAGATTGGAAGATATGCGATCTGTTGAAGGTGGCGATGTGTACCGTGTGCCGTTGGCAAACATTGATTTGAACGCTGCGAATCTGACGGAAACAGAAAAGCGTGTGAACATGCTGCGCACTTTGGTGTTCTCTGGTTTCTCACCAGAGGATGCTTTGAAGGCTCTTGGTTTGCCAGAGATTGCGCACACTGGTGTTCCTTCAACACAGTTGCAACCTTTGCAGAATGTGAATCCTGATGATCCTGCGAGCGTATATCCATGATCACTAATGGAAGGGTGGCAGTAGGCACTGCAGCAACTTTGATTGATGGCAGATCGCAGATGGCTTCATTTTTTATGATTCACAATGACGACAACACTGATGCTGTGTATATTGGTGGTCACACAGTCACCACTAGCACTGGTTTGGCTCTTGGCAAAGGTGAACGCTTGGAAATAGTTTTGCATCCTTTGGAAGAACTGTTTGCTGTATCAACCAAATCAGGTCACAACATTTCATTCATGCGACAGGATCAGTGATGCCATATTTCATTCAGAAAGATCATCCTGATTGTTCAGGATGGGCAACAGTGAAAGCCGATGGTGAATTGCTTGGTTGCCA